TGAAGCTCATCCGCAAATGCGCTGGCGACAACGCCGCCATCCATCACTGAAAGGACACGTAATGAACACCTGGACCGATTTCAACGACGCCGAACAACAGCAGGGCTTCGATCTCATCCCGAAGGGCACCACCGTTAAGGTGCGCATGACCATCAAGCCGGGCGGCCATGACGATCCGGCGCAGGGCTGGACCGGGGGCTACGCCACCGAGAGCTTCGATACCGGCAGCGTCTACCTCGCCTGCGAATTCGTCGTGCTGGAGGGGCCGTTCGCCAAACGCAAGATGTGGTCAAACATCGGCCTGCAGTCCCGGAAGGGACCGACCTGGGGGCAAATGGGCCGCAGCATGATCCGGGGCATTCTCAATTCCGCCCGCAACGTCCATCCCCAGGACAACGGCCCGCAGGCGGCGTCCGCCCGGCGCATCCAGGGTTTCCACGAACTTGACGGCATCGAGTTCCTGGCCCGTGTCGATGTCGAGAAGGATGCCAAGGGCGAGGACCGCAACGTGGTGAAGCTCGTCGTCGAGCCCGACCACAAGGATTACGCGGCCCTGATGGGCGTGCCTTCCAAGTCCCCGACCGGCGGTGGCAGTCCTGTTGCGCCTGTATCGGCAGCACCTCAACAGGCGACCGCGCAGCGTTCGGCCGTCCCCGGAAAACCTGCCTGGGCGCAGTGAGGAGCGCGGGCATGAAAGGGAAACGCTGCGGCAATTGCCGCCATCTCGACCGGTCGAGCGCCAGCGACATCGGCGGGCTGCGCATCGCCCGCTGCCGCCATCCGAAGGGAGCGAGGATCGGTACTACCGCTATCCGCAACGACTACGTCGAGCTCGATGCCTGCTGCGACGGGCACGTAGTCCGTCCTCGGCAGGGCGCGCAGCCGGGAGGCTGCCATGCATGAGCGGCAAATGCTGGGTATGCCAACGGCAGGCGCGAGGGTTAGGCCATTCGGATGGTCGCTTCAAGATCGCCGACCCTCGGCGTTATCCCCTCGACTGGGTGTTCTGCAGCCGCCGCTGTCAGGACATCTTCCACACGCTCTACGGTCGGCGACTGGCGGCCGAGGAGCGCGGGGAGGCACTCATGGTTGATGCGAGCGATATCGAAATCGCGGCGATGCGCGATTGCCTCAAGGCCTTCGGAGCGGCGGCCGGGCACATCGGCTTCGACAAGCCGCTCGGGACGTATTCGGAAGCGGAGGCGATGGCGGTGATCGATGCCATCGTTACTCGCTACACCGAGGTGCTGACCGAGCATCACGAACGGGCAAGCACGCCGCCGCTGCGCGGCGTGTCTGCAGCCGAGATTGTCCGTGATCCGTTCGCCGATCTGAAGGATGACCTGCCGTGGGAAGAGCCGAGGGGAGGGAAGTCATGATGGACTTCAACTCCTCTTCGAGCATCTCCGGGCAACTCACCGCTTTGGTCGATGCCGGGATGCTGCAGGCGCGTGCCCGCCAGTCCGAGCGCCAGTACCTTGGAGCATCGCGACTCGGGGTGGCATGCGAGCGCGCACTGCAGTTCGAGTACGCCAAGGCGCCCGTTGACCTTGGGCGCGACGTCCCCGGACGGATGCTGCGCATCTTCGAGCGCGGCCACGTCATGGAGGACTGCATGGTCGCGTGGCTGCGGGATGCAGGGTTCGATCTGCGCACCCGCAAGGCCGACGGCGAGCAGTTCGGCTTTTCCGTGGCCGAGGGCCGTCTGCAGGGCCATATCGACGGCGTCATCGTCGGTGGCCCCGAGGGCTTCGCCTATCCAGCGCTCTGGGAAAACAAGTGCCTCGGCAACAAGTCCTGGCGCGAGCTGGAGAAGAACGGGCTTGCCGTGGCCAAGCCCGTCTATGCCTCGCAAGTGGCGATCTATCAAGCCTATCTCGAACTGCACGAGCACCCGGCGATCTTCACGGCGCTCAACGCCGACACGATGGAGATCTACACCGAGGCCGTGCCCTTTGACGCGGCACTTGCCCAACGCATGTCGGATCGGGCGGTAAAGGTCATCACGGCAACTGAGGCAGGAGAACTCCTGCCGCGCGCCTTCAATGACTTAACCCACTTCGAATGCCGGATGTGCGCGTGGCAAGACCGCTGCTGGAGGATGCAATCATGACTGACAACAACACATCCGAAAACGGCATCGAGCCGATGATCGACGCCAAGCAGGCGGCCGCCGCGCTACGCCTGCCGTACTACTGGTTCGCCGACCATGCGATGCGCTCCAAGTACCGGATTCCGCACTACCTGATGGGCGGCCTGGTGCGCTATCGCCTTTCTGAACTCTCGGCTTGGGCCGCGCGCAGCGCCGCCGTCCAGGACCGGGATGACCAGGATGCTGCCGCATCTGTCGAGGAGGCTGAATGATCGACTTCAACGACACAAATCAAGCGGTAGAACACAATCGGGAGTCAGACCGCGACGAGCTTCGAGTCGAACTGCGCGCACGCCTGGAGTCGGTGCTGACCACGATGTTCCCGGCAGGCAAGAAGCGCAAGGGCAAATTCCTGATCGGCGACGTGCTGGGAAGTCCCGGCGATAGCCTCGAGGTGGTGCTCGACGGCGAGAAGGCGGGGTTGTGGACGGATCGTGCCACAGGCGACGGCGGCGACATCTTCGCGCTGATTGCTGCCTGCATTGGGGCCGACGTTCACGCTGACTTTTCCCGCGTGCTCGACGAGGCTGCCGATCTGCTCGGTCGTTCGCGCTCGGCGCCTGTGCGCAAAACCAAGAAGGAAGCCCCGGTCGACGAACTTGGCCCAGCTACGGCCAAGTGGGATTACCACGATGCCGGCGGCAAGCTGATCGCAGTCGTCTATCGCTACGACCCGCTAGGTCGCAAAAAGGAGTTCCGCCCCTGGGACGCCAAGCGGCGCAAGATGGCCCCGCCCGAGCCACGCCCGCTCTACAACCAGCCTGGAATGAAGGATGCCGCGCAGGTCGTGCTGGTTGAGGGCGAGAAGTGCGCGCAGTCCTTGATCGACGTCGGCATCGTGGCGACCACCGCGATGCACGGCGCGAATGCTCCGGTGGAGAAGACTGACTGGTCGCCGCTGGCGGGCAAGTCCGTGCTGATCTGGCCCGACCGTGACAAGCCGGGCTGGGAGTACGCGACCCAGGCGGCACAAGCCATCCTATCGGCCGGAGCCAAGTCCTGCTTCATCCTATACCCGCCTGAGGAGGCGGCGGACGGCTGGGATGCGGCCGATGCCATTGCCGAGGGTTTTGACGTGGCGGCCTTCCTTGCCCATGGCCCTCGTCTGCAGATGCACGACGTGGCCGATGAGGCTGAACCCGTCGTCAGCAGTGACGAATCAGTGTGGGGAACGGAGGACGCGCTGGCGCTGGCCTTCACTCGGCGCTATCACCGTGACTGGCGCTATGTCGCGGGCTGGGGGCGCTGGCTGGTGTGGGATGGCAATCGCTGGCGTACCGAGGACACACTCGCTGCGACCGATCTGATCCGTAGCGTTTGCCGCCACGCCGCCGTCCGCGCCGAGAATCCCAAGGTGGCCGCCAAGCTTGCCAGTGCGAGTACTGTCGGTGGCGTTGAGCGGCTGTCACGCGCCGACCGCAGGCATGCGGCCACTACCGAGGAGTGGGATGCCGATCCATGGCTGCTCAACACCCCGGGCGGCGTGGTCGATCTGAAAACCGGTCGTCAGCGCCCACATGACCGTGCCGACCGGATGACGAAAATCACCACGGCCACACCGGGAGGCGATTGCCCGACCTGGCGGCGCTTCCTCGATGAGGTCACGGGTGGTGACGTGGAGTTGCAGGCCTACCTGCAGCGGATGGTTGGTTACGCGCTGACCGGTTCGACGCAGGAGCACGCTCTGTTCTTCCTGTACGGCACGGGCGCGAACGGCAAGTCGGTGTTCGTGAATACCTTGGCCACCATTCTTGGCGACTACGCCACCAATGCGCCCATGGACACCTTCATGGAAACGCGCACCGACCGGCATCCGACCGACATGGCCGGGCTGCGCGGTGCGCGCTTTGTGGCGGCCATCGAAACCGAGCAGGGGCGACGCTGGGCGGAATCCAAGCTCAAGAACCTGACCGGGGGCGACAAGATCTCCGCGCGCTTCATGCGCCAGGACTTCTTCGAGTTCTTCCCGCAGTTCAAGTTGTTCGTCGCAGGTAATCACAAGCCGGCGATTCGCAACATCGACGAGGCCATGAAGCGACGGCTGCACCTGATCCCGTTCACGATCACCGTACCGCCCGAGCGCCGTGACAAGCATCTGCAGCAGAAATTGCTGGCCGAGCGTGACGGCATCCTGGCTTGGGCGGTGCAGGGCTGTCTCGACTGGCAACGCCATGGACGACTCGATCCGCCCCGGCGTGTGGTGGAAGCCACCGAGGAGTATTTCGAAGCCGAGGACGCGCTGGGTCGCTGGCTCGATGAGCGCTGCGTGCGCGAGGCCAACGCCAAGTCGCTGACCGCCGAACTTTTCAACGACTGGAAACAGTGGGCCGACAGTGCCGGTGAGTTCGTCGGCTCGCAGCGGCGCTTCTCCGATCTCTTGATCACGCGCGGGCTGGAGAAGTGGCGCAACGGCATGGGTGTGCGTGGGTTTCAGGGCATTGGCCTCAAGCACCCGCCGACGCCTGCCCACACCCCCTACGCGGACAACTGATCCCCATGAAAACCACTCCGTCTGACGCAGCTGACGCAGTTTGTCGTAACTCCCTATACGCGCGTGCGCGTGCGCGCGCCACGGAAGGTTTCGACATTCTGTGTCAGCTGCGTCAGACCCGCACCAGACAAGGATTGACACCATGACCACGACCATCCTCGCCCTCGATCTGGGCACCACCACCGGCTGGGCGCTGCGCGGCAGCGACGGCCACATCACGAGCGGCTCCGAGAGCTTCCGGCCGCATCGCTTCGAAGGCGGCGGGATGCGCTTTCTGCGCTTCAAGCGCTGGCTCACCGAGATCAAGCAATCCTGCGACGGCATCGACTGCCTGCACTTCGAGGAGGTTCGCCGCCACGTCTCGACCGACGCGGCTCACGCCTACGGCGGGTTCCTGGCCACGCTCACCGCGTGGTGCGAGCACCACCAGATCCCGTACCAGGGTGTGCCAGTCGGCACGATCAAGAAACACGCGACCGGCAAGGGCAATGCCAGCAAGGACGAGATGGTGGCATCCGTCCGGGCGCGTGGCCACCAGCCTGTCGACGACAACGAAGCGGATGCCCTGGCATTGCTGCACTGGGCCATCGAGACGCAGGAGGTGTGACGTGAAGATACCTGTACCGCACTACCGCTGCCCCCTCGATCGCAGTTCTTCCCGAGAGGATCCGGAGAGCATCAAACGCCAGGGTTGGCGCGACCAGCACATCCTCGTGGTGTACGAAGAGGACGTGCGACTGGATTTTGTCGAGCGCGAGTTTGTGCGACGGCTTGGAGAACGCCTGTACGGGGGGAAACGCCATGGCTGAATGGACGATCGACGACGTGGCGGCCCGGTTTGCCGAGGCGGCCGAGACGGGACGGCGACTGCCCCGGGTCAGGGTGCAGGGCTACTTCAACGTGTGGCCCGCCTTCGTGCGCGATGGGTGGGAAGGCTTCGACGACAAGGACTACGAATACCGACCGCTTCCCCCAACCCCCGAGGCGATCGAACGGATGCTGGAGTCGATGCGCTGGATGCAGTGGCTCGAGGTCGAGCAGCGGCATCTGGTCTGGATGCGCGCCAAGCACTACGAGTGGAAGTTCATCTGCCGCCGCCTCGGGCGCGACCGCACGACGGCGTGGCGTCGGTGGCAGAAGGCCTTGCAGATCGTTGTCGATCATCTGAATGGGCACCAGATCGGAGCAGCCGGGCATCCTTCCAAACTGGAGGGTCAAGTAGAGCAATGCATGCCGTGAATGTCCGTGGATTCTGGCTCTTGGGCGTTTTGCGATGAATTCGGCATGCAACACAAAGGCCGGATTTTGATAGGATGACAGCTATGATCTGGCGAGCGGTGTGGGTGTGAAGCTACATCGCTCTCAGTCAGGAAATTCGACGGGTCCTTCCTGTCCAAAATCCCATGCGGGGGGCGCGAGCGCGGCATTTCGCTAGCGTCCGATCCCGAAACGAGGTTACCAGGGTTACCAGTTACCACCCCGGTTACCACCTGAACCGAGTTACCACCCCTATTTCGACCCGCCCCTCGTGGCGGGTTTTTGCATTCCAATGACCGAACAACTGCGCGTCGAGTATCGCAAGATCGAGACGCTGATCCCTTTCGCCCGCAATCCGCGCACGCATTCCGAGGCGCAGATCGCCAAGCTGGCCTCCAGCATC